CATTGCTCAGACGAAGCTGGGGTCTTCCGTTCCCAATTGGAAACGGAAAATTGCTATGCACGAGGATGCCAGCAGTTCGTATGAACTCTGGATATCCAGGCTTACTTTCTCCAATGCTGAGTCGTCAGCGAGGTTCCATTATGGACCTCCTACGAATATTACCAATGGGCGTTGGAATGAGCAAGGTCCCCTAGCGGGGATTGCGCCTTTCTTTCAGCCTACTGGTCAGCCTGAACCGGGATGGGGTGTCTTATCTGTGAGGGCTAGAAATCTGCTCAACGTTAAATTCCTGAATAAACTCAGGGAAGTTACAAACTCCTTTAATGGGGGTGAGTTTCTAGGCGAGATCAGAGAGACGTTAAATGGCATCCGCCACCCTGCCGAAGCTCTGCGTAAAGGCTTCTCCTCTTACCTGTTTACCTTAAAGAAAAGGCGATCAGGCTTAAAAAGAGGCCTCTCCCTCAAGGAGAGAACACGAGCCGTCAACAGAATGGTGGCAGGGACCTACCTCGAGTGGAAGTTTGGTGTAACCCCAACCCTTAACGATATACATGACGCCGGTTTGGCGTACAATGATCTATTCGACGACCTCGCTAATCTTGGTCCTATGACGCAAGTCGTAGCTAAGATTGACGATTCAGTTGTCGATAAAGGATGGGGCAGACAACTCTTCCGGCCAGGAAATTTCTGGCACGTGTGGACCGATACCAACCCTCAAAGGAAGGTTTCGGGCCGCATGGTAGGGTATGTGGATAGGTCGGTGAATCAGCCGGTACGATTTGATACTCGCTTGGGGATCTCCCCGCGCGATTTCGTACCGACCTGTTGGAACCTCCTTCCCGGGTCTTTTGTGGCTGACTACTTCGTCAATATTGGCGATTGTCTGTCAGCAGCTGGCACAAGTACCTGCGGGCTTAAAGTGTTAGTTTTGACCACGCGAACGAAACGCCTCTATGAGGCGCAAGCTCAGATGGACAAGACGATGACTCTAGCGGCCTTAGCTGGTGCGAATGTCACAGTGGATAGCCTAACCGGGTCGATCTCGCATATGAAATACGAGACCTCGTACTGGGTCCGTGAGGTACTGGCTCCTCTGGATGACCTTTGGGTCATTCCAGTGATCAGTCTCCCCACGTCTCCGACGCGGTGGATAAACCTTGCGGCACTTAGCGCTCAGGTCGCCGAAACTAAGTATGCGATTAGACCTTAATTCTAACCTTATGTCTCCTTTGGAGCTACAAATGTGTATGGATTCCCATGACAATTTCTTTGTCGAATATCACGGGCTCTGCCCAGACCGGTCTCACGACCCCTGGGTATACCGTAGTTGCGGATGTACCGCCTCCGGGTACGAAAGGGAAGCAATACGCCGTGTCAGCATTGACCGGTACCCAGGCTGGCGTTGAAGCCAGCTTGGTCGGAAACCCCTTCACTCTGACCTACATTGGTCCGACGAACCCTAAAGGTCCGCCGGCCGTGAGTCAGACTACGGGACAGCCGACTTCCACTCCACGAAACACTCACAAATGGATTGTTCGTAAGGGTATGGAGGTTGTCAGTGGCTACTTTGCCACGGCGAACTTCACACTTCAAATGGACATTCCTGCGGGAGCCGAGTTGAAAGACCCGGAAAGCATTCGTGCAGCCCTGTCAGCTCTGATCGGAGCACTTAGCCAGATTTCATCTGGTATGGGTGATACGCTCGTATCAGGCGTGATGTGAATCACGTCTGAGATGCTGATGCTTTCGTATCTGGGGTCCTCATTGAGGGCCCCTTGAGGTGGGACAATCGTGACTAAGATTAGTTCGACTGCTCTTTATCACCAACTCATAGAAGACCTGAGACCGTTTTTGACGACGGACCAGGAGATTGCCGCTTATTTGAAAGGCGACATCCCTCTTTATCCCGACTCGGATCCTGTGCAATGGGCTGCGGTAGCTCAGCTGAAATCGTTGACGAAGAAACTTGTCGACGACGAGGCTGGCGATGCGGATGCCAGAGCATTGGAGAAGTTCAGGGAGTCTAATAGACTCTGTGAACGATGGTCTTGGTCTAAAGAGTCTTGGAGCATGCTTGACGATATACTAGTGGGTACCTTTAAACAGGTAGTCCATGAAGTCTTCTCGCATGATAGCGTTTGTTTCGATGACCTCTCTTACCTCTCTAGTAGAGGTGCGTTGGGTTCCGGGATGAATGTACGCAGCAGGGGCAATGACATGTATAGCAAGCTGTACATGGCACCTCTTAGCTGTTCCAAGGCTTCTATCTTTGATTTATATCAAAGGTACGTCGGCTCTATGCCTAGGACTGCGAGTGCGGAGTTTATTCGCACTCTACATGTCGGGCACGGGCCAAGCGTCTGTGAGTCTAAGGTTAGCTTTGCTGCGAAGTCAAATGACATCAGCAGAACCATATGTACCGAGCCCACACTAAACATGTGGTATCAACGGGCCTACTCAGACCTGTTGGAAAAGCGCCTACAAAGCGCTTTTGGCATAGACCTCGCTGTCCAACCGGACATTAATCGAGAACTATGTCGCCTTGGTAGCATTGATGGTCGTTTTGCGACCATCGATCTTACCTCGGCATCGGATAGTCTCTCTCTGAAGCTCCTAAGGGATATCCTTCCCAAAGGGTGTCTCCGAATATTGGAGTACTTCAGATGTACGCATACCATCCTTCCGGATGGCTCGCGTGAAGAGCTTCATATGGTATCGTCAATGGGGAATGGTTTTACGTTCTCCTTACAGACGTTAATCTTCTGTTGTGTAGTCGAAGCGTGCTACAGGGTCCTGGATATAGCAATATCCAGGTCAGTAGTGCGTGGAAAGACGTGGACGTGCGGGAACTTTTCGGTGTTCGGGGATGACATTATAGTTGTAGCGAGAGCTAACAACTGTGTGTCACGACTCCTGGGCTTACTGGGTTTCCGTGTCAACGTTACTAAGTCCTTTTCGATAGGACCATTTCGTGAGTCCTGTGGTGTCGACTTCCTTAACGGCACCAATGTCAGACCGGTCTTTATAAAAAGACTGGACTCTGAGGCCTCACGTTTCACTGCCATCAATAACCTCAGGCTGTGGAGCGCGCGGGTTAACATATGGATACGGCGAACACTTAAGTACCTACTAAGGTACGTTCGCCGCCTGTATGTTCCGCGTTCCATGCCCCCTGAGGTCGGCCTCCATGTTCCTTCCATTATGGTACGAAAAATTCGGGATGATCAGGGTATCCATTTCGCCTTTAGGGCGTTGGATCCTGTACCTGCCCG